GGGAACGTTATAAAAACGATCCGGTGTACCGCGCCGGGGCGTCCCTGAGAACGTTACTACGCGAGTTCCTCGACGGGACATCGAAGAGTGAGCGCACACGGGACCTACTCGGGTGTTCCTATGACCAATTCGTCGAGTACCAACTCGCGATCGCATCGCCGGAGGTTCTAGCCGCCATCGCCGCCGGTGTAGAGATCGATCACGATCACAACATACCCCTCACCGTCAAGGGAATCGATCCTCGGATTGAATCCCATCGTCGCGCGATGTGTCATTATACGAATTTTTTCTGGCTCGAACACCTGGTAAATGGTCGCAAGCATAACCACACTCCCGAAGGATTCAATTTCGCCGCGTGGCTCAAGGAACAAACGGCGCGCATAGCCGCGTGTGAGGGAAAGACGCCCATGGAAACGATCGAACAAAATAGAGAATACATAGCCGCCGCCCACGCGTTCGCAGATCGATTCAGAGCTTAAAGAATTAGGACTATCTATAGATAATGAGTAAAAAGGACCGCGGACAATTTTATACAGTCAACCACTCTTATATTATGGACGGATTCGATAAACCCCATGGTAAGGTTATTGAACCATTCGCCGGTAAAGGAGATCTGTTAGATTGGGTGGGACACGATAATTATGATGCGTATGATATAGATCCAAAGCGAGATGATATATTACATAGAGATACACTTATAGATCCACCAATGTATAAAGATTCTTATATAATTACGAATCCTCCGTATTTAGCTAGAAATAAGTCTAATTCGAAAGTCATATTCGATAGATATAATACAAATGATCTTTACAAGTGTTTCATAACATCGTTGGTGGAACAAGAACATGGGTGTTTGGGTGGTATTTTTATCATCCCCGCGGGCTTTTTCCTATCACCGCGCGATGTCGACGTTAAATGTAGGGACGCATTCATGAGTCGATATAAAATAACCAAGGTAAAATATTTTGAAGAGACTGTGTTCCCCGATACACCGACGACGGTTGTCGCGTTTTCATTCGTAAAATCGGACACACCCATGACTTCACAAAGCGTCAATTGGGAACAGAGACCTTCGGGTGAGTACAAAACGTTTGAAATGACAATGAAAAATAAATGGATAATCGGCGGAGACATTTATAATCTCAAGACGAGACCGGATATCAAAATATCAAGATTTGTACAAGATAAACAGTGCGAAAATATAACAAATCTCACCATATGCGCTTTAGATAGTGGTACTGCAAATGGGCGAATACATCTAAAATATGAAAAGAGTTATATATATCCCGGTATAAATACTAGTAGGACATATGCGACTCTGTGTATTAGAGGAATAGAATTATCCGAAGATGATCAGATAGACATTACAAAAAGATTTAACGAGTATTTAGAGAAATATCGAAAAATGTATTGGAGTTTGTTTCTGCCCCAATATCGCGAAAGCAAAGAGTACGCGAGGAAACGAATACCATTCGATCTTGTTTACAAAATAGTATCTAATTTGTTATTAAGCCATTAAAATAATAAAAGTAATATATATAATGCCATCAAATTATATTTTAACAGGAAATCTGAACGTCACAGGGGACGTGGTGATCGCTGGTACGGTGTACGATATCAAAAGCCTCAGTACCCTAGTGAAGCTATTGGCACAGGGGGAGTATAAAGATCTCATGGAGTTAACTAATAATCAAAGGACAGTTGATAAATTAGATATCAACGGTGACCTCATCTTGGTGACATTCGAATGTGGACCCGAGAAATCGACGTTAAACGTGCTCGGGACAACGTCATCGATGCAAGTTGTCAGTTTGGAATAGCAGGTATTTAAAGACGTGACTCAAAGTATAACTAATGAATGAAATCAAAAACATTTTTCGACGCATATTTAAATTTAAATCCTCGGAAGATAACCTGTGGAACAGCCCAGAATTTGATGATAGAGTATTAGACCACATAACAAGAGGATATTCAAACATGGAAATTTGTGAAATCTACGGCATACGATATGATACTTTAAAACAACGTTTGAGAAACATAGCGTATGATATGTACGTCGAACGAAGAAATATTATAGAAATTAGAAATAAAACGGGTGTGAGTGCCCAAGAATTATTATTTGAAATCGAACGCAGGGAAGGTCCAGATAAATCTAAACGTATGAGATCTCAGAGAGAGGGTCTCCATGAACCACTTTATTAATTAAAATAATCATAATACGTATAATGCCGGCACCTATACTAGGACTCTTCGCGAAGGGCGCTGCCAAAACCATGGCAAAACGAATGGCGAAAGGCATGGCAAAGTCTGCCGCTGGACAATTCAAACGGGAGGCATTCACCATGGCAAAGAATCTTCGCCGGAACGCGCCAGGCATGATATACGATTACACCAATAGGGCGCGCGCGGCGGCGACCAATTATGTCGATCATAACAGGAATAGAATCTATCAAACCGATGGTAACGCGTTTTATACACATACAGGGAATGGACGTAATTACAATCCACACCCAGCGTATTACAACAGACCGGGTAGTGATTCGTACCAACCATTGACTTAAAGAATACAATACATTACCTGTAAATGATCACGGAACCTGACTGGAAAGGGCATGAATCAAATCCCCACGGTCGCGTATACATTGGAAAACACACAATAATACGCGAAGGTGTCATAATAAACAAACCGACCGAAAAAATTACACACATTGGTGATGATTGTTATATAATGAACCGCGCGTTCATAGGACATGATTGTCATATAGATGACGGCGTTCAGGTGAATCCCGGCGCGTCCATCGCTGGGTTCGTAAAAATTGGCAAATATTCACACATCGGCATGAACGCGTCGATACACCAAGACTCCGAGTTGGGTGAGTATTGTGTAGTGGGTGCAAATGGATTCTTCAAGGGAAAATCACCCGATGGTATCGTGTGGGCGGGCGTCCCCGCTAGACCTATTAAAGTAAACATGATAGGAATCGAACGATCGAACTTAACCGCGCTCGAAAGAATCGATTTAATTGAACGTGCGATACGATTTATTGACGGATTCAAGCGTTCGAGCGATATCGAGGGGATATCCGATTGAATTTCGATTCATGAAACACATAATATTTGCCTCGATCGCATCGGTCTTTTCAATATACCCTATATTTTCTATATAGAATTCGTTTTCCGAAGACCATCTATATACATTATCCACGGTATAAATCCCAATCGATCTTGATTTTTTCATTGAACTGTTACTTACTTCAATATTAAATGTAATATCACCACACGACCCATTTATAAAAATAGAGGCATCGTTCGCGTATGGCATGTGTATATTATCGATTGTCTTCTTGGATTTCATGAGAAGAAACATAAGAATCGAAATGGGATGTATCGCCAAGTCCTCAACTATATTTACATCTTTTGGGATCATCGTGCCGTTGTTCAACCACTTCATTTCGATATGTTTTACTTGTTTACACTGTCCCAACGCCTTAACAGCGGCATGTTGTAGCCATGTAAAATCACAATATAAAAACGTATCATCGGGCTTATTCGCGAAAATGTCTAAAGTGTCGTCGAGTGATGGGCAAATTGGCTTCTCCACCCAAATGTTCTTCACACCCAATGAAAATAATTCTAACAAAACCGCGTGGTGTGTGCTCGCGGGTGTGGCAACGAACACGTGAGAATCGTATTCGTTAAATTGAACATCGTCGATGTGACTGTAATCGGCCGAATTATTATATGGGTCGACTGTGATTACTTCATGATTTAATTTTTGTAATTTAGATTTAAGTATCTTGCCAAAATATCCTAGTCCAATGATAATAGTTGTCATAATTAAAGAGTACTCACGTTTATTCTTTAATAATGAAAGTGCCATATAATGATTTATCTTTGATTCACGCGCCATTGATTCAAGAATTCCATGAATCCCTCGATCGCGCGTTGCGTACATCAAACTTTGTCGGTGATGCGGTATTCGCAGAAGCGTTTAAAAAATATACCGGTTCAAAACACTGTGTTACGTGTAACAGTGGTACGGACGCACTGTATATCGCTATAAAAGCACTCGAGCTTACACCCGGTTCGAAAATCGCGGTGCCGGCCGTGTCGTATGCTGCTACAGCGATGGCAGTGGTAAACGCGGGGCATATACCTGTGTTTATCGATATTGATCCTAATACCGGACTCATGCTAACGCGAGAGGTCCGAGATGTAGATTGTGTGATTCCGGTACACCTCTATGGTCAAGTCGTAGATATCGAACCTCTTCTAAAATTGGGAATACCGATCATCGAAGATTGCGCGCAAGCACACGGAACAAATGTCGGACGAACAGGTGTGATCGGGTGCTTCTCCTTTTATCCCGGTAAGAATCTGGGCGCACTCGGCGACGCCGGCGCGTGCATAACGGATGATCAAACACTGGCGATAAACATGAAGCGATACGCGAGTCTTGGCTCGAGTGCCGATAACAAATATGAACATCCCACCGATGGCATTAACAGTCGAATGGATGCGATTCAAGGGCTATTCCTCGAGACGAAGCTCAAACACCTAGACGAGTGGACGAGCGCGCGACGAACTTTGGCAAAATTATACGAGTCGGGTTCTACATTCCCAAAACGAAACACAATGGGAAATGATGTGTACCACGTCTTTTATACTTTGGTGGATGATCGACAAGAGTATATTAATTACATGACTAACGCGGGAATTCAAACGGGAATACACTACCCATTCGCCCTACCTAATCTAAAATGTTTCGAAAAATTCTACCGGCGTTGTGACAATGCCACGGAATTTTGTAAGCGTTGTGTAAGCTTACCATTATTCCCTGGCATGACGGCCGTTCAAATTGTATCTACATTAAAGTGTCATAAAGATTATCTGCGTCTTCGGGGAGTTTAAAATTGCCATCGGCATCCCATCTATTATCTTGTTTATCGACCGTTTTAATGTGCCAAATCGCCAGTGTTGGATCTGCTTTGAGACCAAATGGCTTTGTCGCGCCCACAACATTCTCGTGTAGCTCGCTTCCATATTTTATAGTTTCGCAATTTTTAAATACTCTACATATATAATCTGGCCAATTTATCCAATCAACCTCGTTTAGTACGAATTTACAATCCTCGATCCATTTTTGTGTGAACCCGTGTGAAATATTTATTCTAGGAACCATGAGTAAATCCGCGTCCATATCGGTTAACATTTGCTTAACATTTTTTATTAATTTTTCTTTTGGCATTTCGTCTGGGTCTATTATAAATATAAAATCACCCGTACATTTTGAAATGTGATAGTTCCTATGCGTCGCAAAATTTCCATCGAATTCGCGTTCGTGTGTCACGACATCGTCTTTAAAATAGTCGATGACTCGTCGTACGTTTTGGGTGACGTGCTTTGAATCTATTAGAATATTAATTTCATCCTCTTGGTCGATGACCTTCTTGAGAAAGGAGATGAGTGAGTACAAATCCCTCGATTCGTTGCACACGCATATGGCGTAGGATAACTTCATTGTGATTTTAACATGAATAAATTCTTTAATTAAAGAAATTAAACGTAGTATTGACAATGAACAATGACTCTTCGTGTAAAAAAATTACACCCCGATGCTGTCATACCGACGCGTACGTCGCCACATTCGGTCGGCTATGATTTATATAGCATGGAAGACATTACAGTACCATCGATGGATAGGCGTATTGTCAGTACCGGTGTGTGTGCGACTCTACCTCCGGGTGTGTACGGAAGAATAGCACCTAGATCTGGCATGACTCTAAAATATGGAATTCAAACCGGTGCGGGAGTCGTGGATCCCGATTTTACGGGCGAGCTGGTGGTTGTTCTTTTTAATTTTGGATCCGAAGATTTCGAAATTAAGAAGGGCAATAGAATAGCTCAAATGATTTTAGAACGGTGTGAAACGCCGTTAATTGAAGAAGTTATAGAATTAACCGAGACGGAGAGAGGTGATAATGGCTTTGGTTGGTCCGGTGCTTAGTTCGAAAACGCGACTCCGGCCATGCCATCCTTGACTCTTAAAATATTGTAATTTACAGCGTATACTCTATGATTATCCGACCCGTTGCCGGCGTTTACTCCATCCAGTGTTAATTTAGCGTTATCGATCCTAGAAAAGTTTAGCGTACCCGATGGTTGCGATTTATTCATGGTTAGGCAAAATGGCCAGGTATATACGGCCGTCGTCTGTAACAGGTCATCTGGGAGAATAGAACAGTGGTTTTCAGGCACAACAGTGTGGTAGAATAAACTTGACATGTTTTCATACAGCGCGAGACCGTTGATATACAGGGACCCTGTATCGAACCTGAAATGATTCGCATTCGTCCAAGCTTGCGTTGCGCCGCGTCCGTTGAGTAAGTGCAAAGCTTTGACTGGGTGGTTGAAATAGGTAAGATCGATGGAATTATCAGTCCTCGAGGCTGGCTGGTATTGTACTTGTGTGATTAAGATTTCATGATCGGTCGATGTAAAGTGTTCTCGCTCGGCCGTGTCGAGGTACGCATACATGCCGTAGACCTTTGGTGTGAGATCACCCAGGGTTGGGCGACACTTGATTCGAAGTTCAACTTCGTGGTACTGCATCGCGACCAATGGGAGGGCCTTGGTCCAATCCTCGCTGAAGAAGAATGGGATTCGGTAGTGGTCACCAAGGTTATTATTAGTAGTCGTACCGTTTTGTTTGAGCTCACCTAAGCATAGAGTTGTGGTCGAACGCGCTTGATTCTCCTGGTAGAGTACGTTGTGAACACCTTGAATGAACATGGAATCGAGACGGACAACCTCTTGTCCACCAATGTAAAGAGAAAATTCAGTTGGCGCCTCGCTATGTCTATATATACCAGCGGTTGAGTTTGAATTACCCGGCATCGCGATTCCTGGGCTCTCAATCCAGATGTAGGAGAGTAAATCCCCCTTGGATTTGATTGGGATCACAACTTCCTTGCCACCGCCGAAGGTGCCGATGTAATCCAATCGTTCTGGTTTGAGTGCGAAATTTGTATGACGTTTGAAATTTTGCCTGAAGAAGCTGACCTGAGGATCGCCCTTTATGTAGGCATCTTGGGCACCCACCGATACTAGTTCGACAAGCGCAGCTGACATTATTATTATTAAATGATATTAAAAATTTGGCTCGATATCGTACTAATGGTGGTCTTCCAAGCTCTCACCTGGGAATCACGGGACGATAAAGACCGACACGAGATTAGTATATTTGGCAAAACTGAGGATGGAAAATCTGTATGTGTGACGACTCATCTTTCTCCATATTTTTTTATAAAGCTTCCAAAAAATATCAACACACAGAGACTTCAGGTGATTTATAATAAAATTAATAAAACATGTCCCGATTGTTTGAAATCGTACAATGTCATTCATCGAAAAGATGTTTGGGGTTTTCAAAATAATGAAAAATTTGCGTACATGCAATTGTTCTGTTATACCGCCGCTGCTAGAAAAATGGTCGCGGGTCGGTTGAGGCGACCCCTCCCCGATGAAAATTCTAAATTGAAGATATACGAATCAAATCTAGACCCTGTTCTTCGCCTGATGCATCGCACTGGAATTCAATCCACGGGCTGGATGGAGGCGGAGGAGTCGTGTGAGCCCGGGTACTACGCGAACGTTGACATTGATCTTTTCTGTAATGAATGGAAAAAATTAAAACCGGTTGAAAAACCGGAAACGGCACCATTTGTGGTAGCTTCCCTGGATATCGAATGTAACAGTTCGACTGGTAAATTCCCCGACGCAGACGTGACCGGCGATGCATGTTTTCAGATAGCCGTCAGCCTGTGTAAATATGGAGAAGATGAACCATATGATAAGACATGTTTCTGTTATAAACAGACAGATTCCAATTTAGATGGATGTAACATCGTGAGTTTCGATACAGAGCGAGAAATGTTGGAGGCTTTTCAAGTGTATGTATGCGAGAATGATATCGATATAATAACGGGCTGGAACATCTTTGGGTTTGATCTTGAATACATTATAAAACGAGGTATAATCGCAAAATGTTCACATAAATTCTTTCAGATGAGTAAACGAAAAAATCACGCGTGTGAATTGGTTCGTAAAAAACTGTCGTCGAGCGCGTTGGGGGACAACTTTCTTAAAATGTTACCGATGCCGGGTCGTTTTATTTTTGATTTATTCCATGAAGTTAAACGCGGGTACAACCTCGATTCATATAAACTCGATAACGTGGCGAAGCTATACCTCGGGGATAGCAAGATCGACATGCCAGCTAAAGAGATGTTCAAAAGATATAGGGAAGAGGACCCAATCGCGTTGAGACAGGTCGCAGAGTACTGTATAAAGGATACATTACTCCCACATCGTTTACTCTCGAAATTATCAATCCTTGTAAATTTGCTCGAGATGGCAAAGGCTACGTGGGTGCCCGCGTGTTACTTGGTCGAGAGGGGACAGCAAATCAAGGTGTTCAGTCAACTGACAAAGAAGGCGAGAGAATTGGGATTCATGGTTCCCACGATTCAATACGGCGCGCTGCCAGATCAAGGATATCAAGGCGCCACGGTTCTCGACGCACAAAAAGGTGCGTATTATACTCCTATCACTGCTCTCGATTTCGAAGGGCTGTACCCGTCGATCATGATGGCACACAATCTGTGTTATTCATCCCTTGTTATGGATCCAAAATATGAGAACATTGAAGGAGTCACTTATGAAAGCTTTGATATACCGGTGCCGAGTAAGATTGAGGGACAACCACCGACGATGCGCACCTGTAAATTCGCACAAGATGTCCCATCTCTCCTCCCCAGTATCTTACTTGAATTGAAACAGTTCAGAAAACAAGCGAAGAAGGACATGGCGGTGTCCACAGGCGCCCTCAAAGCGATGTATAATGGTAAGCAGCTCGCTTATAAAATAAGTATGAATTCCGTGTACGGTTTTACCGGAGCTGGCAAGGGTATGTTGCCGTGTGTTAATATCGCGTCTACTGTGACGACGAAAGGTCGTAGCATGATCGATGAGACGAAGGCGTACGTGGAAAAGCACTTCCCTGGTTCAAAGGTAAGGTATGGTGACACGGACTCTGTCATGGTTGAGTTTGATGTGGGTGATCGCAAAGGTGAGGAAGCGATTGCCTACAGCTGGGAAGTTGGTGAGAGAGCTGCTGAAGAGTGTAGTCGACTTTTCAAAAAGCCAAATAACCTTGAACTAGAAAAGGTTTACATGCCCTATTTCCTCTATTCGAAGAAGCGATACGCCGCTAAATTGTGGACGCAGGGGAAGGATGGTACCATGAATATGGATTACATAGATGTAAAGGGGCTTCAACTCGTGAGACGCGACAACACCGCTCATGTTCGGGAGGTGTCGAAAGAGCTACTGGACGTCGTCCTCGAGAGCAATGACACTGAAGCACCAAAGGCGTTGGCGCTTCAGAGAGCCATCGAACTCATCGAGGGTGATGTTCCGATCGAGAAGCTCACACTCTCACAAGGACTGTCTGATACGTACAAGGTAAAGGGGGTGGGTGTATCTATAAACAGCCCTGATATACGCAACATCAATCAAGCGCACGTTCAAGTTGTTCGTAAAATGCGCGAAAGACAGCCGGGTTCCGAGCCACAATCCGGGGATAGAGTACCGTATGTTTTGACGAAGACTGATGATCCCAAAGCGAAAGCATTCGAAAAATCAGAAGATCCAAAGTATGCGAAGGAACATGGTATTCCGATTGACAATGAGTATTATTTCATGAACAAATTTTTGAATCCGGTGTGTGATCTTCTAGAACCACTTTTTGAAGACCCGAAGGAAGAAATATTTGGAGAGTTATTAACCAAGATAAAACCAAAGAGACGACCAAAGAAAAAACCAGAGACACCGATCGATGAGCTATTTAAAAAATAGAGGCTATTATTTAATAAGTCAGACATGAGCACTACACATAAATCGAATCGTAGGGAGCGCGTTCAACCATCGAATAAACTGATAACCCTCATCGGGCGCGAACATGAAAAATTATGGAAGAAGCGAATGAATCTGGTGATCCAAGCGCTCTCGGAGGATAACGAAGATCCCGCGGAATTCTCGAAGACATTGACGGTGACGTATCAAGATGAAGTTGAAAAAGAGGTACATCGTCGAATGCAGGAATTTTGTAAAAAACTGAATGAAGAGTTGCAGATACCTCGGACGGTTTTAAATAAGTACATGCCAAATCCACACAATCTGTGTATGGGATATAACAAACTTGGCAATCCATGTAACAATAAGGCTCTCCATCAATATGGGAATTACTGTTTTATTCATAGAGAAATGGCACCGCACCCGACGACAAATATAGATCAGAGTGCCACGACGGGTGGTTTACCCGGGACATCGGCGTTTGCCCGGGAAATGTCTAGTAGTGAATTGATAATTAAGGAATAGATGGTAAAGGAGCTTAAGGAAATGAATCGTAATTTAATAAATGAAAAAATCAGAAATCCTATTGAATCACATTGACACATTTTATAAAACACCCGAGCACCGCGAGACCCTGGTCGATATACTAAATAAATCGGGTGGAATCTCTCTACGAAATCTCGAATGGTTTATCACCAATTACTCGAAGAGAAATGGATTATCAATTCACAAAACTGCCGATGGTAAACTCATGAACGTTCATTGCGCGTATAAGAGCACATTAGACGGATATAGCAAAAAATTATTCGATCCATTCTGTAGATGTGATAAAATAGAATATACTATTCCGGATACAAATGATAAAATTCATACGACTGTCGCACAGCTCAATTTTATCAAGTGGTGTATTAAGAACGATATAATTTCTTATATTAGAGATAACAAAACTTCTATATTTAATAAGTAATTCTACAATCAATCGCATTCGTTCCATCTCCTTCTAAATCCAATTCCGAATTCATACTTCCGTATTGAAGAGTATCTCCTTTTACATCTAAATAACCATCTTTAAATGTGAATGTCGTATACGCTTTATAATATAAATTCAGTCTATACACCTGTGACAAGGCATGGATCGAGGGATCGATATCACACGACAAATACGTTCGATTCGATTTTATATTTCCAAAATCGATACTCCCCGATGGTTCAACGTTACGCGGAAACATAGAGAAGGTATACGTGTAAATATTTTGTGGTGGAACCGAGATTCTATGTAGGACTGGAATACAAGTTTTAAAATATAAATTATCATTCGATATAGAATTTGGTAAGTCTTCACCGTTTATAAATATTTTTGCTTTGGTCATGATGTCATCACTTAAACTATCGATATTTCGTACATAACTATCGCGCGATGTCATGTTGAATCTATTTTGAATATATGTATATTTCAGCCACCGAACCTCGTCCGTGATAGGAAAACCGGAATTAAATTTCCCGTGAGGTTCATTTTCATCTTCATATCTGACATTTCGGAAAAACCAATGAAAACTCTTGACGCGATTCTTAGGAACTAAATCTAATTTTACATTATCCTCTCCCGCTGTATCGACGGTCGGGTGTTTAATAAATATATCCGTAATCATTTTATATTCTTGATTCGTGTAATACATGCGTTCGTATGGCTCGAGTGTGATCTCTTCGGTTATAATTTCAAATTTATCAAAGTGTAATTTGAACTTATACCCCGAGCCACTGGGATCGTAAAATGATTTCTCTTTCTCCGTTAAATTACTGTACTGTGTGCTCGTTATATTAGGCGCAACGGACACATCCGTGAAAAATGTATCCGGTCTAAATTCAAATATAAATTCCAACTTTTGTTTGTTGATGGCACACAATGGAAAAAATGGTCGACCGGGCTCGTTCGTCTCGTAATCGTCACTCTCGTAATTTCTAGAAAAAAAGAATGGGATAGGAATCATCAACGTCGTCGTAGTCTTATCGAAATTAAGACTCGCGTCTGTATTATTCATAAAGAATCCCTCATACATACCTCTATTTAACGAATAACTCTGTGTATTTATTTCAGATACATCCGCGTATAGCTTATCATGAATGAATCCCCAATCGTCTTGGTATTTTTCTAGAGTCATTTCATCTACATTCATCGAGATCGATTTGAACAGATGTCGACCTAATATATCAGAATATCTATAAGCTTTTCCATTCGTAACCCCAATCTCGTCCTGATCCGGTAGCGCTGGAATTTCGATCTTTATATACATGTTTGATAGCAAATCGCCCATGGAGCGCGGGTCGTATTGAACTTTGATGGTTTGATTCAATGGCCATTGGTTTGCCGCGGTGAGGGGTTCGGTCCTACTGATTGTGTGACTTCTATGATATTTTCTAAAATTTGAATGTCGTTTTGGATTATATTTAAAGAGGGATCTATTTGGATCATCTGAGAGAAGGTGTAAGTCCTGTGCCCCAATTGCGGCTAAACAGATCTCTGCCCCTGTGTGTGGTCCAGTTCTATCGCACATACTACTTATTGCTTATATATTTTTAAATCATTTTTCCACATGGTCAGATGTGACGTTTTCGCAAGAATTTCTAATTCCCTGTTGGTCTTTATAGCTTCCTCGGTCAAGTTTTGAACCGCTTCTGCGGTATACTGATAGGTCCTAATATTTAATAAATAATCATATGAGCCATCTATCTTGACATAGCTTTTAGATATTTCGCTTTCGAGGTCTGCTTTTTTTCGTTTGAAAACGATTATTTTTTCGCTAATCACAGCGTTCACAAAGCGAGACATATTTTCCAATTTGGTGGATTTTTGCTCGAGAGACTTCAACAGGAATGCTTTTCTCTTCTTATATGTATCGATCCGGATTTCTACGAAATCAACTAAAATCTCTTCTGGGCTTTTATACTTACAGATCCCCTTCTTCGGATGGAAGAGATGCATGTTGCTCACGTGAAACGGTTTTTGTAATTTTAAATCCTTGTTCAAATCCTTGCCAGAATAGCCAGTTATTTTGAAATCGACATTTTCCGTGGTGCTATTATTCACGTAATTTGAAATAATCTTCTTCTCCACGAGATTATCTAAATGTTCCTTGTAATCCTGTGTCCATCGCCCGGGTGGGAGTTCTGTCACGTGTATGGTTTTGTTATTACTGGTTGACGTCCAAACACCCTCCGTAATCCAACTTCCATCTGATTTGAACACTTTTCCTTTGAACCCCCTGAACCACGGTTTCATCGGCACGAGATCTTCACCAGACAGCGCGCGTTCGATATTAGCGCTTATATCTCGTGGGTTGAAGGGTGGAATATAACAACTGAACCCCGTACCGATACCCTCAGTGCCATTCACAAGAACAGTTGGTATGATGGGAACAAAGTATTCCGGTTCTATGGGCTTTCCATCATCATCGAGATACTTGAGGATCGCATCATCCCTCGGGTCGAAGAGCTTTCTCGAGTCCTTCGTAAGCTTGGTAAAAATATACCTCGTCTGGCTGGCATCCTTCCCACCCATTAACCGAGTTCCGAATTGACCGCACGGCTCGAGGAGATTGACATTGTTTGAACCAACAAAATCGTGCGCGAGCTTCACGATCGTATCGGCGAGCGACACTTCGCCGTGGTGATACGATGTCTTTTCTGATACATACGCCGCGAGTTGAGCTACCTTCATCTCGTGTGTCAAATTTTTATTGAAACAAGCGTGCATGACCTTTCTCTGTGATGGTTTGAGACCGTCTGACACGTGTGCGATAGATCGCTTCAAATCGGCGAGACTGAAATTCACAAGATCCTTGTGTACAAAATCTGTTATATCGAGATCACTCACATTGCCATAGGGAACTTCCAATTCATTTGAATTTTTTTCTGTACTTTCAAGTAACCAAGTTTTCCGATCATCCGCCTTTGTTTTATCAAACGCCAAAATAAGTGAATCATCGGTGTGTGTATCTGTCTTGAATTGAACCGTGAGCTTCGCGATATTTTTGAAATATTCCCTGGCTTCAACCGACGTTGAGGTACCAAGACCCTTGTAATACTTAATTTTCCAACCAATTTTGCCATCACCGTACCAATGTCTAAATGTAGAATCTGTGTAGAACGACCGCGTCTCAGACCCTTTGGTCGCTTTGATGATTGGGGTGACCATGCTTACAACGAAATTTAAATTGAGTAAGCTTGGCCAAAAGTAGTGTATCATATTCAATACCAAACCCTTGATGTGTGATCCATCCGCGTCCGCGTCCGTCATGATCATGAGACGACCATATCGCAATTCGTTGAGGGATGTATACACTTTACCCTGCTGCAACCCAAGAATCTTTTTGAGATCACTGAATTCCTTATTTTCTGTGAGCTGTTTGATACTCGCGTCTCGAACATTTTTACATTTACCGCGCAGCGGAAATACGCCGTAGTGATCCCGTCCAACGATCGATAAACCGGCAACAGCCAGTGTCTTCGCGGAATCACCCTCTGTGATGATCAGCGTACACTTAGATGAATCGCTTGTCCCAGCTTTATTGGCGTCATCCAATTTTGGAATGCCTGTGATTCTCGATTTCCTCGCGCCATCTGTCTTCTGTAATTCCTTCATTTCCTTAAATTTCGAGAGCGCCATGAGTTCTGTTTGAACGCTCGTTTTCAAAATATCTTTTATGAATTTTTTTGGTGGTTCAAATTTACTCCCAAAATTTTGTGGCTTTAGTGTGCATTCACTCTTCACTTGACTACTGAACGTAGGATTGACGAGTGTCGATTTTACAAATAACATGAACGCATTTTTAACCTGTTGTGGTTTGAGTTTGATTTTTTTAGCCATTTCGTCGATGATACCAGCGGCGAGAACGCTCGCGACGTGATCGACATGACTACCACCCTTCGTGGTGCAGATGCCATTGACGAATGATACTTGCTCAAACCCATCGTCGGCGGGGACGACACACACACTCCATCGATCCGATGTAAACATTCGAATCTCATCGCTCTTTGTATGCATCTTCGCATACGCGTCAAATGATGTTTTAGGTAAAGCTGAACCCCGGAACTTAACCTTACACCCGGGTGTCGTGCAGATATTCGCATCATACACCCTTTTTTCGAATATTTTATAGATATGATCGTCCATTTTCTTCATACCGAATCTCGACCAATCCGGAATAAATTTAACACACACACTCGAGGTCGCGCTCGAATAACTGCGCATTTTTGGCGGCTTACACGTCTTCATGTTATCGGACCATTCCTGTGTATATATCAATTTGTTCTCAGGATCTTTTATTTTTACAGAAAACTTCGATGAATATACATTGGTCAATTTAGCCCCATATCCATTCCTACCACCGACGACACGTTCCTGTGTGTCGTCATAGTTCGTACTCGTGAGCAAATGTCCAAAAACAAGCTCAGGATTCCAAATTTGTTCTTTTTCATGCATTTTTACACACACACCACCGAGTGGACCGTTATTTTCAATCGTCACCTCACCCGTTTCCTTATCGATATCTATAGAAATAGACGTTACATGTTTGGGATGTAGTGAATTCCTATCGATCGCATTGACCAAAATTTCATCGAAAATCTTAAGAAGCGCGGGCGCGTATACGAGTGTTTTTCTTTCGAACCCATCACCATCTTTGACCCAATACTGTTCTCCCACTCGGGCTACTGGACCGACATACGAATCGGGTCTCTTCAGTATATGTTCGACGTGTGTCAATTTTTCGACACTCTCAGTCATTTTCTATATTCATGATCATGTGTCATTTACTTAAGCTGTTTTTGACAATCAAAGGTAGGTATCTTTGAAAAATATGTTTGGGTATATCAGATGACAGCTTCGAATAATAACAATAACTCAGTCGTGATTGAAACTCCCAATTCCGCATCATCTAGGACATCCAGACGACAGCCTCTCAGTCCGATCAGGTTATTCCCCCAAAATGGTCCCGGTCTTAATAGGAATTTTAGGTATAACTCGAATTCAAATCAGGAGGGTATGTCGGCCGTCAGTCGTCGATTTCGCCGAGACGTTGCCGTCGGTCGTACGCAAAGTATCCCCACTCAGCTTGCGAATCTCGCGAATAATATTCAACCCCGTAGATTAAATTTTAACAATAATGGTCCCGGCCCATCAAGTCCGGGTAGGAAACCGAAAACCGTGAATGTTTCAACGTATGAAAAAATGTTGAAGAATCTTGAGAATAAAAACAAAAACAATAACAATAACAAAAACAATAAACCCAATAATGAAAACAAAAACGTGGTTTCATGGTTAAATAAAGGTATGGCGGAATCTAAAAAGAGTAAAATTCCCAAAAATAAGAGGGTCTTCCTCTTAACGGATTTGACGAGAAATGGTAAGATTAAACACGTGTGGGATCGCCGATTTCTTAATGGATTAGTTGAATCAGCTGAAACTCTCCCAGTGTCGCGCCGTCGAGAAGTACGAGAAAATAACGACCCATTCTTCACATCTCCACTGACACGAAACAAGTTTAGTAAGAATGACATAAAAGCGTATCCACCCACAAACGCGACAAAAGGGATAATAAAGCAAATTATGAATAGAAGGGTTCTCGAATCCAAAGTCAATACATTAATGAAAATTAAGAATAAAGATTATTTAGCGCGGTCGAACATATTTGAGACGATAAAGCGTGGTATAAGAAAAGGTGATATAACAACCGAGAAACAAATAAAGGAACTTGCTTTGATATACGAGGTTACCGGAAGGGAACTGCTCATTTCTGGACACAGACGGGGTGGCGATTACTATACGGCGTATGTAGACGGAAAGTTCAAACCTCATCACATAAAATTTATGGAAACAAAACCCTTTATTGTTTCACAATTATATGACACCACTCTTAAAGGTCGACTTCCAGCGCGAGCGATAGTCCCCCTCTATAAATTACCAGAGACGGTGACTACATATTTGTCAAAATTTGATAAATATGAGCGACCATTAAATATGCGCCCAAATAATAGTAATTCAAAAAAGGAAAATCAAAAGAAAATACTTGAAAAGAGGAGGGTCATTAGGCTTGCATTAAGAGAAGTAGTCAGAAACGGTCACGTGTCTCACGTGAAGTCGCAAATTTTGGGAATGATAAAAGGATTAACAAATTCCAATTTACGAAATAATCTTAATGATTTCTATGAATGGCACGAGTTAGTGAGGAATGCGGCATCGTAATTTTAAATCTAACATACAGTACAACAAAATGGCCCAAAAACGCAAAGCGAGCGAAGCTCAAAAGATCGGTGGTGGAATCATGTCCGCCGTACTCGTTATAAGTTTAGTATCAGTCTTATACCTTACTTCTAAAAAATAATTAAAAACTAAACCTAAGTCACAATTTTTTACTTTAAAACTAGAACTTTTAAAGTAAATCATGGATCAGACCGATAAATTGGAGCGAGCGATTTTTCGAATCAAACAAAAATACGAAGAGTATGACCAGAGGAAGAAAGATCGTCAAATTATCATGACAAATAAAATTTTAGAATCGGAAAATGTCGACACGCGAAACATATGCAGAGCCTTGACTCTATCAGGGAAACCATGTAAGTTTAAGGCTGTGTGCGGAAATTACTGTAGAAAGCATACTCGGGTATAATAAAAATATTTATGTAATATAACAATGTTCGACCAGGAAACATTACGTCCGGTCGCTATCGCCATGGCGCTCTATCTCATCATCGCGTGGTTCGTCAGTGAGAAGGTCAAACAGCCGACCAATATCAAATTTATTGACGACATTATCGCCATGCTTATCTCCCAACGCGGGAGCCTAGCCTCGGGGGCTATCTTGACCGGCTTGATCGTCCTCGCGTCCAATCATATTAACGATGAATTCCTTTAATATACTACTGCCGCCGACGAGGTTTTTCGTAAAATGGTGATCCATGTGTCTCAATCGTTTCTCGTACGCATCCTCCATGAACTCCAAGAGTTGTTCCTTGTTGGGTTTGCCCCATTGCATGCCCTTCTTAAACAAGAAATCGTCATTCTGCAACTCTTGCAATTCACATGATATAGTATACGGTGTTTTCACATACTCCGGCGCGCCGCCATAATCCGTTATGATAACAGGTTTATCGCGAATTGCGGCTTCGACAGCCCCCATACCGACACCTTCGGAATTCGAAAAATTTACATAACAATCGGACATTCGGTGTATTTTATCCATATCATCGTCGGGTAATAATCCATTAATCACTTCAACGTTTGGTAAATCTATTTTCACCGGTTGATTACATGTCGCCTTTACAATCAATTTCGCGTCGGGTTTATTTAATCGAATAAACGCCTCTAAAATATCCCTAAAATTTTTTCGAGGGTCCATTATATTGCCGATATGATAAAACACATACGGTGACTTATCGTTTGGTAAGTGGGCATGAATCACATAAAACGATGTATTTTTAAACTGTCTTGAAAACACTTTCTTACAGAATTCACTCGGGACGGCGATCCGATCGAAGAGCTCGAAGAGTTTACCGTAGTCTTCATGAACAGTTTCTGTTTCACAGACCGTCATGCAGTGCAGTTTTTTTATTCTTTTTTTAAGTGTTTTGATAATCTCTATATCATAATCGGTGGGTAGCGCGAATATAAAAGCTTCATCACATTCCGGGATGTCTTGATTAAATTGTACATATTCCGCATGTAATATATCAGCGTACTTTTTCGCATGCTGACCGATGCCACTCAGGAGCGTTGGTCCGATGACTAGCATTAGATTCAAATAGATTTTATTCTTTATATACATTATATATAATGCAATCTCTCCGAAATGAATTAGTCGAAGAGCTCGAATCGTGCCGATTGAATAAGGACCATGTGTACAAGACACTTATTCGATTGGTGGATGAAATCGGTGGCACGTCCGCGCCAGCGCCAGCGCCAACTCCAGCGCCAACTCCAGCGCCAGCGCCAGCGCCAGCGGTGGTTAAGCCAAAGGTCGTAAAGAAGAAGGTAGTGAAGAAGGCTGCGGCGTAGATGCCTTTCGTCCCATATACATGAATCCACCGATAATCAAAGATATTAACAAAACCAAGTAGCTAAAAGGGTATTTCATTGTTTCCTTTCTAGCTATTTCTAATTCCTCTGAATCCGGTAATTTCTTAACGTTATGATTCAAATTATCGATTCTATCGATCAAGAGATGTAACGCGTCGAGTGTTTGTTTATCTTTATTTCTTGGTTTCTCTTTCGTGTCGATCGTCGTGATCTCTAATGTAATAGACCATTCACGCGAATTGACTAGACCTTGATATGTATCGTGTCCAGCAAGCTGATAGAATGAAAAATCTAAGCGTTTGATCGCGATGGGGTTAAAATAATTTGTTTTACGTGTCATGAGCTTTGCCTGTTTATCGAATGCATAATCGTCGTTCTGTTGGACCGCGTTATTCTCGAGTGGGCACCGCGCCAATATATGTCCCCTAGTCGTTAACAACTGCGCGGCTGTGGGAATCTGGGGGCACACGATATCTATGAGTCTTGCGATCCCACTGTCTCGAGTTCCAGAGCCACCGACTTGCATGAAATACGCTTCGACGACTTTTAAACCGATGACATCTGTCATGCCTTCGAAATGAATGTTAGAATTCAAATCTAGATCGAGTGTCATGGGTGTGTGGCGCGAATTTGATGGCTCCGTTCCAGTATGTGGTTTTACATGAACAGAATCAATGGTAATATATTGAACCTTGTGTGGAACATCGTTTAGATCGGTTAAATTCATCCTGTATTAAATCAAGATAAAAAAAATGGACATGTGTCACATATACGAATGTGGTGGTTATATCAACCCGAGATGATCTACTACGCGTTCATGGCCACAACGACATATAAGATTATAAAGGACGTTATTACATATGTGAGACATGTTCCCGAAAGATTACGTGATTTCGCGGACGATTTCAACTGGTCGCGCGCTAAAAACGCTCCGCGTCGTTTTTTTACGTGGGTCAATATAAAGAAATCAAACGTTTGTGATTAAAATGACATCCTCGAGGGTACCGATTCGATCAGATTTTGGTATTAGACGAACTCTGCGATCCAAGCGCAAACCAAAGCAAAATTCAATTTTCAAAAAGAATATCAAAAATCTAATCGAGAAATTAAACTCAACACAATTGGGTGGATTACTCCGAGACATGCGAGTCCATCAAATATTTGGAAACGGTCGCGCGGATGAACACATCGATTCTATAAAACTCATCAAAGAAAAGAAGGAATCCATCGAACGAGAAGAATTTCTCGAGCGATTAAATGAATACACGCGTTTCTCAAACGAACTTATATTTTCAAAGAATATAGAAGAAAAAAATTTAGAAAAGGCTTTGTTTTATTGTAAATTTGATACGTGGGACTACAGATTCAAACCATATGAAGATTTCGTATCGAATGATAAATTGCTCGAGGTTCAGGTACGACTGAACGAATCTATCCAGAGAATAGAGGAATTTAAACACCATGAGCAAATCTTTAAGGAAAAGACATTTGGTAAGAATTTGGCACACAGGATTGAATTTTAATCTACTTAAACGAATGAACCGATACTCAAATATAAGAAACAATGTTGAATCTGTCGACCGAGCTCATCAAAAACTCTACATCGCTTGAGCGAATCGAACACCTGGATGATTTAACCGCACACCTTACAGGCACGGACTGTGAAGTCTGGGGACTCAGAGCGGGTGACACATTTCCCCACCGTTTGATTCCGAGTGATTCAGATGATTATTTGTGTTACATGGGAATCTACCCGGTAAAGATCGCGACTGACTATGGACAAATTAATTTTTTGACATTCGGGTATGAAGCAGATAATACATACAGAAGAGATGGGGAATGTGGCATGCTCGAACACATGTATGATATTTACGTTGAACGCGAAACCGAAAGAATATATTCAAACGATCACGCGCTATGCGAACAAGAGGTCGTTCTATTTCCAAGAGTAATCACGGAGAGTGGTGTTGATTATTGGATTGATATCGCTAAATATACGTGGGGCGTTCGAGATCGTCAACAATTGAAGAAATTTTTAAAATATAATGAGATTGAGAAGCACGTCGATTGGTCAATCTTGGAGGATGAATTACCGATCACCCATTACCCAAGTGATGAGGAATACAGTACAGATTCAGAAAGTTCGACTGAAGGTGAAGGTGAATCTGAAACTGAATCCGAAACTGAATCGGAATCCAGCGACGATGAATTTAAGGTCTTCACACCACCGCAACAAGAAAGACGAAGACCCACCACCCCACCCCCGCTGCGACCAAAGGGACGAAGAGTCATCTTCGAGAGTGACAGTGAAGACGAGACCTAATTGTATGTATCCCGGGTGTTTGCGTAAATCATCTAAATATGACTGTTGTAAGGCACATGTGGATGAAGGATTAGCCGCGCTCGCGTTGATACAACTTAAATACCTATCGTTTTAATAAATATTTACAATACCTCTCATTTAAATTACCAATCGGCGAATACTCGAAAAAAAGATGCGCGAGAGCTCCCACGACCACGAGCGCCCCCGGACCTTTCATATATTTAGAAACAATTAGGTATATAAGTAGGGTTAATATACCTATAAGAATCGCCTCGAATAAGACAGTTGAAATCGGACGGGGTATCATTTAAATACGTGAAGAAAAAAACCTAAGTCGGCTTGGATCATCTTAAAATTATAAAAACATCATGGCTCAAGAGCAGATGAAGACCCTCACCGACATGTTCCTCGAACAGATGAAAGACATGCAACGTCGTCACGACGAACAAATCAAGGAGTTGATGAATATCAATACACAACAGATTGAGATGTTACACGATCTCGCCGAGGAAGTTAAAACACTTCGTTGCGAACTCACACAGCAGCAACCAAAAAGGAAAAAATACTCAAAAAAATCAAAAGAAACTGAAGAAAAATCGAAATGCTGCGCGATGACACTCGTTGGTACGCGATGCAAAAACTCCGCGTTCCCCGGGACGGATACGTGTAAAAAGCATGTCAATTATACGGCGCGTCCCGTCGCGTCTACATCAAAAACCAAGCCGACGGTCAAGAAACCACCATTGAAATCGAAAAAGAAGAAGATCCCACCGACACACAATCACGCTGTGGGTGAGGAACCACCGGGTGGGTTCTGTCAATTGTGTGAGACACACGGCGACATATTTGATCCAGAAACACCCGATCTGGATTTCGAAGATGTCGCGGTGGGTGATAAATACCTCGAGGAGAGACTACGCGCGATGTTAGAATCAGATGACCAATGACTTTAAATGTCCCACGACGAGTGAGGGTTTTATCATGACATCGAATCCAGCCTTTTTTACGTTTTTACAAAATGCGACGTCTTCCGAGACCATCTCGACGATCTTTTTCCCGTCACCCACAGTAAACTCTTGTAATGGGTAATTAAAATATGGATATTTCATCTTATAGAGTACTTCCTTCCTACAC